GTCCGGGAATTGTCGGATGAGGCTTCGATCTTTGCCGTGCTTTGCCTGAAGCCGTTGAATCTCTTTTTGACGCTTCTTCCAGTGCACTCTTTTTTCCTTGGGGGATTGGTTCAAATCCTGGGGTTCACACGTAAGCACTATGTCCCCAATGGCAAGCCTGGCGGATCGGTGTCGGCTGAGGGTCATGTGTGGACGGCGCCGCCTTGGCAAGAACTTTCTGAGTTGCTGCAGCATTGGTCGGGTGCGGTCATGTGTCCGGCCTGTTTTGTGCGGCGGTGAAGCCGCTGGCCATAATGCTCTGCGCGGATCGGGTCCCAATCAAAAGCACGCATTCAGGAGCTGCCGCGGCTGCCGCCGCGAAGAGCTGAACTGAAGCCCGTGGCGCGGGTCAACGGTACTTGCTATGCGGCCGCGTACCGTCAGCATACCACTTCGATGTCCTTCTTGGCGAGCGTCACCCTCTGCTCGCCGCCGAGTAGCTGCAGCAGGATCTCGACTCGCTGGCGCGGCTTCATGTCACCTCGCGTCGCTTGATCTCGTCGATGATCTGATCCGGCACGTGTGCCGGCATCCCATCGGCCATCACGAAACGAGTGACACCTGGCGCCCATCGCGCGGACCACCAGCCCGACACGATCGCAACGAAAACATAACTCGGAAACAATGGCTGCCGGGTGTCAATTCGCTTGCCATGGCTGTGACGAACGCCTCGGATGCGCGGTAAATATGTCTCGTACCCGAACTGCCCTAAGAAGTGCTGCGCCGCGCGCTCGCGCTGCGGCTGCGTTTGCGCACAGGCCCAGAACATCGACAACTCCCTCCGCTACGGCTAGATTGAGCAGTGCGAATCAACAACAGGGAGACCGGTCAGGATTTCTGCGGTTTTCAGGGGTGAGGCGCCTCGCGACCACCGCGGGGCGCTTCGTTTTACTGGACGCGGACAAACTGCATCGTGTCGTCGAGCCGATCCGCCAGCGCCTCGATCGCTTCCTGCTCGCTCGCGAACACGTCGGGCCCGACAATCTCGAGCGCGCCGTCGAGGATCAGCTTGATCCGGAAATCAGCCTCACTAAATCGCGCAATCCGCACGTCCGCGCGCTCAGCGATGATCGTGTCAGGGTTCATTTCGGAGCCTCCTCCTGCGCGAGCTCAGCGCGCTCGCGCTCGTTAAAGACAATTTCCCATTTCCAGCGTTTCGCCAGGGCCAGAACACGCGGCAGCGACCAGCCCTTCATGTACCGCACCGGCCGATCCGCTTCGACAATCTCGCCGGCTCGAACCTGCAAGTTCACGCTGAACGTAGGAGCGACGATGCGCATCACGCCGCTCCCGCGCACGCACCGTTGATGACCTCCTTCTGAGCCGCGATGCAGGCGGCCTGCACCGAGCCGTCGCCGAGCTCGACCCCGGCCAGGCGCCGGCTCACGCTTGCAAGGTAAAGAGCCCTTAACTGCTGCGGCACCGGAACCGCGAACCGGCGCAGGATTTCAAGCTGAGTATCGGAGAGGGCCAAGGCAGTCACGGAGATCCTCCTATGATGTTCGGAAACGCAGGCCGAAGCCGATTGACGTTGTTCGCGCCTGGTCTTGAACGCCCATTCCATCCGCGCGACGAACCGCCTGTCCATCTGCACCCGCCGCGCGTGCGAGAACGCGCCGGCGATCACGTCCGTGGGCTCGAACTCCATCTTGTGAACTTCGCCACGCGGACAATCGAGTTGCGGCCCATATCCGACATAAGCCGGGGGCGGCCTTGGAGGCTCAACGGATTGTGGGGAAACTGGTCTTACGACGTGACCGGCCAGAGTGATCGGCGGCTTCCGGCGAAGCTCATCTCGCATCATCCGGCCAGCGAGCCATTTGCGAGAAGCAAGCGAACGCGGAGAACCGACCCACGCCGTCGAAACGATGGACATGTTGACACCTCCGGAATAAAAGCGGGGCGTCTTTTCGTCCGTGTTTTTGTTTCCTCCTAGCCACTTACGGCCCCGGGTTCACACCCATATCCGGGGCTTATTTTTTGGCGCTGACCATCGCCCTCTGAGCGTAAATCGGATGGTTCTTGTCCAATGGCCAGCCGTCAAGGCCGATGTCGATCAGATAACCCCAGCGCGCTATGATCGTGTCGCATTCCTCGCACAAGCTTACGAGACCGTCACGATGATCGCAGGTCGTCGCGCGAGAAACGATACCGCGCGCGGCGCAATACTGACACAGGGGGCGAGCCGCGAGCTGGCGCTCCATGATGCGAATGTAACGCTCGGTCTCTATCACCATGTGCCTTACGCAATCATGCTGGTAATGTCGATTTTCTTCGGCTGCACCGCCACGCCCAGCGCCATGCAGAGCGCGACGGTGCCGTCGATGCGCCCGTTTGATTTCCTCTTCGACGGCTTTCGATTGCCCGCGTCGTCCAGGACCACGACCGTGTTTTGCAAATTCCAGGTCAGCACCGGATGATTTCCGTGGGCAAGCTTGCCCTCGAGGATTGCAGATTCAAGATCGCGCATAACTGGGCTAAGGGACGCATAGCCTTGGCCGAACTCGACAAAGCGATCTTCGAGAAAATTCTCGCTGAGGCCCGTTGCGAGCAGCCACGGCTTGAGATGTTTCCAATGCCATCTATCAAATCCAACTTTGACGATGTTGTAACATGAAAACAGATCCTTCAGATACTTGGCGACCATCTCGTAAGACACAACCTTACCCGGCGTCGCCACCAGATGATTTTGCGAGCGCCAAAGATCATAAGGGACGCGGTCGGCCGTGCCCTTCTCGACGAGCCCTTCCGCCGGTAACCAGAAGGTCGGAAACACGCGCCAACGATTTTCTCGCCATCCGATCAGCACCAGCGCCGTGAGGTCGGAGACTGTCGAGAGATCAAGCCCGCCGTACAGAGTAAGGTTCTCCATCGAGCCTGGGCTCTCACCGCATTCATTCCACGCCGCCGGGGCAATGAACGCGCTCGTAACCTCGATCCGCTGATTAAGTACAAGATTTCTGTACTCACTTTCGCGCGCGGGCATCCTCTTCGCGGCCGCCGCCATCGACATCACTTCGTCTATATGCTGGAACGTGCCTAGCGCAGGATTGGCAAGCCGCACGGTGGACTCGATGAAGGGATCGAGATCGGTAGGCGCGGTATAGAGCTTCACCAAAGTTTTCGGATCGTGTCCGGCTAACGAGTCATCGATTAAAACGGAGAGCAGATCTGCGTCAGTCGGTGCCTGAGTGCTGATAATAACCGAGAGCGGATTGTCTACCGCCGCCGTCGCTGTTTCCAGCGCCTCAAACAGCGGCGATCGCGGGCCGCGAACTTGCCCCAGCTCGTCCCAAATTACAAAGCTCGGTGAGAGGCCATACGCGGTCGAAGCCTCGGCACTTAGCGCACGATACGTCGTACCCAACTCGGGACATATTAGGCTTTTTGCCGTTTCCTGGATCCTGACAATCTTCGCTAGCACTGGGTTAAGCCGGATCATCTTGGCAGCGAGCGAAAAAATAATGCCGGCCTGGTCGCGCGATTGCGCTGCGGAGAAAAGCTGTGAGTTGAGCCGGCGCCGCGCCGGCGGACCGCACAAATGCGCTAATAGTAAACAAGCGGCGAGCGTCGATTTCGCGGATTTTCTCCCGACGCTGAGGATCGCGCGGCGCGTCCCGCCGGGGCGATCATAGATGCTTCGCAAAAAATCCCGCTGCCACTCCTGCAATATGAGCGGCTGCCCAACGAGCTTTCCTTCAGGCACGAGACACGTTTGCTCAATGAAAGCGATCACATCGTCAGCGGTGATGCGATCGTCACTTGCCGTCGGCTTATGTTTCAGTCTCGGCACGGCGCCCTCTGATTTCCCACGGCCTCGACTCTGCGGCCTTCCTCGACTGCAATCCCGCCGCGTGCGAGGTGCTGCGCGACCGCGGCGTGGCGCGCAGCGACGCTAACAAGCTCTCGGTCTGCTTAGCTGTATCGCTGTGCTGCTTGGCCAACTTCGCATACTCCTCGATGGCGGTGCCCGCCGCCCGATGCGCGCGCAATTGTTGCTCCATGCTCAAACAGAGCGCCGCTTGCGCGACCAAGCGAAGCAGGAGCACTCGTCCGGCGGAATCAATCCAGTGTGGAGGAAGCGCATCGACCACCTCGCGCCAGATTCGCTGCTCGACCGTATCCAACTCGGCAGGCGGCGCGGGCCGTCCAGTTCCGGGAAGCTGAGGAACGACGGCGAGCGAAGCGGCGGATTTTCGAGGCATGATTGGCGTATACGCCAACTCGCGATAGAGTGCCACCCCATGCGTGACGCCCCGCAACCCTGGCACAGCTCGAGAGATTTTTACCAGCTCGAGATCTGGCGCAAGCGCGCCAAGCGGCAACTTGCTGCGGAGCCGGTCTGCCGCATGTGCCTGGCGCGCGGCATCGTCACCCCGGCGACCGTGGCGGATCACATCATTCCGTGCAAAGGCGACTGGCACGCCCTCTTGACGGGAAAGCTGCAAAGCCTGT